GTCAACTTCTCCACGGTGGCGCGGAGGTCGTCACGTTCGGCAGAGGCGGAAGCGACAAGGGCTTCGGCGGCGACGAGTTTTTCTTCGATAGTCATGGTTCTAAAGATTGCGGAGGTGGGCAACTGTAAGGGGTCAGAAAGTAGCCAGGGCTTCCCGGAGGTTCTGCACGATGCCCGTGGCCATGCCCTTGGCAGCGGCTTCACGGCCAGAGAAGACTTGGCCTTCCATGTCGGCGTCTTGGACAAAGGTCCGCTTGTTGCGGACCGCGGCCCGGAACTCGTCGCGGGTCGATTCGACCGAGGCCTGCAAGTAGGCACGCTGGTCGTCGGTCAGGGCGATGCCCTCGGCGCCGGCGGCCTTGTGGATACCTGCGGCGATGACCTCGACCTTGATGCCCTGGGCGGCGTAGTACTCTTCGAGATTGGTAGCGACGAGGTAGACCCCCACGCTCCCGATCTGGGCTGAGCCCGTCACGACGAAATCGTCCGCCTGCGAGGCCACCCACAGTCCAGCGCTGGCGGCCATGTTATCCGCGAAGGCGCGGGTCGGCTTGGGGAAGTTGGCTACCTTGTCGGCCAGTTCGGGGACACCCGTCACCGTGCCGCCCGGGGAATTGACGAAGAGCAGCACCTTCTCGACGGCGGGGTTCTCGGCTGCTTCGTCGAGCCAGCCAGAGACCACGTCCACGTCGGCCGCGCCCATCATGCGTTCCATGGGGCTGAGGCCTTTGCCGATAGGGCCGGAGAGCGGAATGACCGCCACGTTCCCGACGACGTAGGGCTTGGGCGATTCGCCGAAGAGCTGCGCGATCATGTCGCCGAGGCCGGCGGCCTTGGAGGCTTCGACGTACTCCTTGGCACGGACGGGATGGATCAGGAGAGGCTCTAGGCCGCGGAGGCCCTGGGAAAGAAAACGCACGGGTGTTAGGGGGTAGAGGGTTCGGGGGGAGGAGGGAGGTCGAGGTTGTCGGCCACGTCCGTGGGGAGTTGGCTGTTGGCCTGTCCCTGTTGGAGCCAGTTGAATCCTGGCTTGTAGAGCATCCACACGGGAAGGCCTTTCTCCTTAGCGAGGCCAATGACGTAGTTCATATCGTCGGCTCGCTTCGCAAGTTCCTGGCGAAAGTCGAGGCCTCGCTGGGCGTACAATTCGCTCATGCTCAGGAGCCCGAGTTCCACGTCGGCGCGATCGTTCGCGGCGTCGCGGCCACCGTCAACGGTCACGCTCTTCGGCGTGGTCCACGATGTCGCGTACCATTTCGGGTCGTCGGGGATTTCGCCGGAGGCGATGCCGTCGGCAATGATATAGTCCCAAGTCGGTTGGCAGAAAGTGTCGATGAGTACGGTCTGATATTTCGAGAAGACTCGCGCGCTCTTCGCGGTGACTAGGCGAATGGAGGCTCCGCCTAAGGCCTGGGGATTGGCCACAAATTCGAAGGGTAGTGAGCCGAAGGCGATGTCGCGCTGGAGTTCGGTCACGAATCCGTTGAAAGTCTGGGAGGGTCGCTTCGACTCCTGATGTTCCAGCTTCTCGTTTGGTTCCAGGACGATGAGCTTGCCGCCGGCCTGCTCGACCATGCCGGAGTAGCATCGGTCGCCGCCGCCTAGTTCGGCCGCCATGTTGTCGTCGATGAAACCGCCTGCCTTGTTGAGGACGCGCGTGACCTCCGACTGGTCCTTGACCGCGCGCTTCTCGGCTTCGAGGATTTCGTCGAGGTCCTGCAAACTGTTGACCGAATGTTGCAGCAAGGGCGTACCACGGGCCGCGCTCGACGACGTCAGGTCAACGATGTGCATCATCGTGTTGGCCGGCATGAAGCGGCTGGAGCCGTCGGAACGGTAGACCCAATAGCCGACGATCTCGGCGAAGTCTCCGAACTGCACGCCGTCCCAGGTACGCTCGGGCGTATCGCGGTCGGCAGGGTCACCGACTCGATGCGTTTCTATGAGCTGGATTTTCGCCTCGCCTCGGGCGTTGCGGACCTTGGCGGCGAAACACTCGCCGTCGCGGATGAGCGCGCGGACTAGCATACCCTGGCACTGGGCAAAGTTGAAACGGTTGGTTACGTCAATGCGCTTGGACTTCTCGGCGAAGTATTCCTCGTAGGCGCGCGCGGCCTCGGGCGTGCTCGCGTGGGACTGCGGACGGATGCCGTCTCCCGACGTGTACAAGACCATATCGTTTAGGATTTGGTTATACAGGCCGTAGTTCCTTTCGGCGTACCGACACTTGCGGACCATGACATTGCGATCACGGGAACGAAGGTCGCGGCGGGCGTCCACGTTCGACCCCGTGTACATGATTTGCCGGGCGTTGCTCTGCGTCACGCTCTCCCATCGGGGAGTCTGCGGATAGCCGCCGCCGCCGAAGTTCTCGCTATAGGCCACTTGCTTAGGACCGACCTCGCCAGAAACGGCCGGGGTCTTCGGCGCCTTTGCGGCACGCTTAGGGGTGGTCTTCTTCTTATACTTAGAGGCCATAGTTAGAGTCGTTGTTACGGTTGTCGTAACGGGTGTTGATCACATTACGTCGGCGACCGTACCTCTGGGGGTCCAGCTGAGACAGCGCCCCCATGGCCTCGGCAAGCATCTCCTTGGGCGGCAACGCGAACTGCTTCGTCGAAGACGAGCCGGAGTCGGCGTAGGACATGAGAACCTTTCCCTCCATGATCATGGAGACCGCCTTGGCCTTGATTGCCAGCAGCTCGTCTTCCGAAAGTCCGATGAACAATCCTTGCATAAATCTGCGGGGCTAGGCAACGGAGGGGAGGAACGGTCCCGACCCTATGCCTCCGCAGGCGCACATCCTACGACGCTTCGGAACCGTTCCTCTTGTAGTCATGTTGACCGACCTTCCCCAGGTTGCAAGTCGTCCGCGGTGGCTTCTCGACCGACCACGCCCCAACGCACGGCGACGAGGAGGCAAAGGATTTCGCAGTCGAGGGCGTGGTTGTCCCGCTTGCCCTGAGGGAGAATCCATGTGGCCTTGCCGGTCCGGCGATCACGGACGCGGACTTCTGAATTCAGTTGGTCAACGTATTCGGGGGAGGCATCCCGGGCAAATCCAAAGACCTTCCTCGCCCGGAGACCGTGAAGCAAATCCTTGGCCATGACGTTTGAGAACGAGATGAGCCATGCCCGGGCCTGCGTCCCTGGGACTAGGATGGCCTGCTTCTCCGAATAGAATCTGCGGACGGTGTTCCCGTCCCGGTCGCCAACCGCGAAGGTCTCGGCGCCGGAACCCTTGGAGCACTTCCAGCCGCGGACCGCCGTCTGCTGGTAGACGAGCTGCGTCTGGTCACCTGAGTCCACGCAGATCATGGCCTTGTGCGTCCCCGTCCGTTTGACGAAGTCGTCCAGGTCTTGCCAAGTCTCCAGCTTCTCAAAGGCCATCAGGCGGCTATGACCTGACTTGGCGAATCGGCGGCATACCGCGTAGAAGTGGCCGCGCTGCACGTCGATTCCGACGACGCGGAAAGGGATGCTCCCGTTCGGCGCTCCCTCGCGGTCGACCACTTTGCCCGCCGGCGTGATGACCGCCTCGGCCTCCCAGTCGTCCGCCATCGCGTAGTCCGAGGATTCGGTCGAGACCACCATAGCCCCGCCGTCGTCGCTCCAGGGGATGGCGAGATACTTGGTCTTGAAAATCTTCCTGCCCTCCTCGTCGCCGTAGGCTTCGGAGGCCTCCTTACTCTTGATCATGTCCACGGCCAAGGAGCCCCAGCTCGTCGAGGCTAGGGCGTTGACGTGCGTCCCGACCCAGCCGGTCTTCTGAGGTTGTGCCATCTGGACGAACTGCGCCCCGTTCTCTACGGCGTTGCAGGCGATGCGCGTCTCGTTGGTATCGGGTAGGTGTCGCTTGCATCCCGCGCATTCGTAGGTCGTGTTCTTCTCGACCATCAGGTGGTTCCATCCTGCCGGGCTTTTCGCCTGCTCGGGGAACCTGACGAAAGACCAGTCCCAGGGCTGGAGCTTGCGGCAGTCCTCATGCGGACAGACGAAGTTCCACTCGTGTTGAGTCGTCATCCCCCAGATGTTGTCAAGGTCGTCCCCCACCATCCCGGCCTGCGAAAGATACAGTTTCTTTGCCGTCCATTCGTAGGCCTTCGTTCGGGCCATCGACTGCGCCACCGCCCCTTTCTTCCAGAGCCAGATTTCGTCGCCGATGACGTACCGCGTCGAGATGCGCTGCAAGTCCTTCTCCGTCGTGGCC